GTCAAGTAGCTTAACAACACCAACAGCATTTTGTGTAAACATATACATATCATTCTTGCCGATGTTATTAGAAACCATAATGTTGTGTCCAGCAACTTGTACGATGTTACCAGTATCGATACCACCATTGTTGCCTTGAGTCATATCCTTATGAACTGCACCAGATTGTACTAGACGGTTGTAGTTCTTAGGAGATACTACTACATAACGCTCACCTGGAATATCGAACTCATCCATAAATGTTTGAGCATCGAATAGAGACGCAAGAATTGCATCACCTTTCTTATCATTACCAGTTTGAGAGCCAGTGTCAACTGTGATTACTGAGATAGCTTCTACATCACCTGCTGCCCAAGCACCTGCTGTATGAGCAGAAGTGAAACGGTAAACAACAGAGTTGTAAGATACTAGGTCACCAATTGAGTAGTTAGTAGATGTAGAGAATGCAGTAACATCACCATATGGTTGACCTTCTGCACCATTGTTATCATCAGTGTTAGCTACGTTAGCCACACAGTTATCAAGTTGTGTAATAATTGCTAAGTCAACTTCTTTAGCAAGTTTACGACCCATCTCAGCAGAATACTGTGAACGAGTCTCATAATGTTGCATCGCCTCTTCAAAGTTATCAACGAATACTGAAGCGTATTTAAGATTATCAATCTCAATTACACGCTCACCAGCGTTGATTAAGTTTGGAGTGATGTCATTACCTGGTGTGTGCTCAGACACTGCAGATTCGTATTTACCGATTACTGCGAATGATGCTGATTTACCAGATGAAATAGTACGAGTTTGAACTTTCGATAGAAAGATGTTTGCTGTTTCAAAAGCAGTTAGTACTTCGCCAGAAAACACCTTAATCGCCAAGTCTCTATCGGAGAAGCCAGTTGTACGACTTGTACCGATACCTTGCGAGGGATTATAAGCCATTTTATTTTCCTTTTAAATTAAACAAAATTGTAGTATTGAGGTCACTACATTACCTTGGCAGTACTTACTCATAATGAGGGTATCCTTGTACACAAACCTCGGTTCGTTATACTTGGGCAACTTCTGAATGTTGTACTAAAAATAGGGTGGTACTGATGGGTCTTATATAAGGTATAGAGGGAGGACCTTAATGCCAGGAGAGATTCAGGAGGACTGCATCAGTACCGATGTGTGCTCTAGAATGAACTAAGAGCGACTCTCCTTTGTACTTCGGCCCTAAAAGCAGGGTCTTTTCCATATCGTGGGTCAGCCATTTCACGCATCATTTCAGCCTTGCTATTATATCCACCAGAAGTAGATGAACGAGACTGTTGGCCCTGAATAAAGTTAGGACCTTGCTCTGCTTTGTATCTAGCATACAACCCATTAATCGCAAACTCTGTTGCTTCAGTACTTGTTAGGGAGCTATTAAAAGCTGCGACCTCAGATTCAGACAAAGATTCTTGTGCCCATTGAATCATATCATTGTACTGTGTTTCCCCACCAACGATGTCATACATCTTGTTGATAGTTGTGCTTACGATTGCTTCCTGTCCAGCGATATACGCATCTACCATATTCTTAGGAATACCACGTTCCTCTAACGATTTGTATGTATCCTCTGATAGATTACCATTCTCCTGATATTCACTTTCCAGGGCTGAATAATCGATACCAGCTTCTGCTGCTACCTCTTTCGCTTCGTCCACGGATGGAGCAGGTTCTTGGGCAGGAGCTTCAGCAGACTCCTCACCCTGGCCCATTTTCTTCTGTAGATGTTCATAAGCTTTTTCAAGTTCTTCTACAGATTTATACTTACCAGCTAACATACGTTCCTGGTCAGTCTTCATACTATCGTCAACTTTACCTTCGTGTTCGTCAACTTTAGCAATCATATCTTGTTCGTGCTGAGCTTGTTGCTCCTCAGGACTTAAGATTGGTTCTTGTGTATTTTGATTTTCTTCCATATAATCCTCCAATATCTCTCATTATTGTGCTAAATTAGCTCCAACCATAGCACCCATTTGTTCACCTGCTGCTTTACCACCTGCTGCTGCAACTGCATCAGTAGTTCCCATAGCTGCTTGTTGTAGGGCTGCTTGTTGTTGTTCCATCATCATCTGCTCTTGCGTCTTAATTAGACCAGAAGTTTCAATACCAAGTGATGTACCAATCTGCTCAATAACTGCATCAACATTAGTATACTGAGCAAATATCTCAGGACCTAATAGTTGTTGTAATGTTTGAGAGAATTGTACAAGCTTGTTATAATCGTGTCCACGACCTAGAGCTTCAACACCTGTTACAATAACTGGTTCAACTAAATCCTCAGGGAACTTAATCTTACTTGTTTGCATAAGAAGTTTAATAAGAGGTAATTGTAACTCTTGTGTAAGAATACTATAGATACCACCAAGAGCATCTTCCAACTCTCCTGCCATTAATCTTACTTCTTCTGCTGTAACACGTTCAGCATCACGTCTAGCACTTTCATTTAATAAGAATGCTGATGCTAGTCTACGCTGAATATCATTCATTGTTTGATAAGCAATATTTAAATCGTGAGATTTATCCATCTGTAATGTAGATACATCTCCAGCACGCCCTTTGATAATTGAACCACTATCTGCTTTAGCAACTGTTGAGATATTTGTGCTACCTACTGGGTCAACAAAGAATAATACCTTTGATGCTGCAGCAGAAGCTTCAATAATACTCATTGATAATGCTTCAAGTGAACGTAAATCGCCTATGTATTGCTCAACTAAACCACGACCATAATCCTCACCTTGGATTGCTGTCCAACGTAATGGAAGGTATGGTAACTTATCTTTTGCAAATGTTCCTCGTGTTCCTGGTACTTCTTGTTCTAGTGCTTCTTGCCAAGCATCCCAAGACTTACCGTTCCACTTAACACAAGTGAACAAATCAATATCTTTATCCTCAGAGCCTTCTGTGGTCATACCTTCTGGTAAGTCATCAGCTCTAACAATTTCTTTGGTAATAATTTCCTTAGGTTTACCCTCAGGATTTCTCTTAATCACATAAGAATTAAGATTAAAAATTCTTGTGACTTTATTCTTGTCACGATATACTAGTGCATTACCTGTAGCAACTAGTAACTTTAAACCTTCAAACATAGGAACACGAATAGCCTCACGTTCCATTTGTGCCATCAGGCCTCTTTCAATATCAGCTAATCTATCTTGTATCTCATTTATTGACCCAGCACGATTTGACTCTAATTCTAGCATTGCCAATTTGTCTGGCATAAATCTAAAGAAAGGTGCGTTAGGTGGGAATAAACTTAAGATTAATTTTGATGCTAGATTATTAACTGCTCTAGCACCTAGAGATTGATAAGGTGTAGGTAGCCTAGTATCTTCTGTGTGAGATACATCTACCAATAATGATGGTATAGTAAGCTCAGCACATTGCTTAGCTCTATCGATGACAGTTGTTCGTTCACTGTCTAGCTTTGTCCAGCGAGTTTTTAAGCTTACTTGTTGTTCCATAATTACTTACCTGTTTGTACTGCCTTTTTAGCTGCTGCTGCTGTAAGAGGAATTTGTAAACGTCTCTTACCCATAGCTTTCTTTCTTACGTCCTCACGAGTACCCGTGTCTTCACCACCAGGTTTGAACATAGCTTCCTCTACAGGTGCTGCTGGTGGAGTTGGAGGCGTAGGTGCAGGGGTCTTTGAACTAAATAAACTACCCATTGTCTTCTCCTTCGTTTGTTAAATTTTTCAAGCGTCTGATTAATTCAATCGCTCCGTGTAACTTTCCCTGTTCGTAAGGAGATAGTTCCTTAGTAATAATTATGTCAGGGTATTCTTCATCTAAGATTCTTATCAAATCTAAACTGTTTTGTGGTAACTTTTCCATAATATAATTGGTCCTAAGAGTCTTTGTTTCGAGTTCGTCAAATCTCTTAGGTGTTCCTATAGCGTAACTTCATTGATTTTTAAAGGGATTTAGCTTATCAATCCAATCCCAAACTTTACTGTAGTCCTTAGAATGTAGTCTCCATTTTGTTTTCCATACACGATAATCAAACTTCATTCTTCCACTCCATATTTTCATAAGCCCACTTTCCTGGGTTCTCTTGTTTAATCATATGTTCCTCATTGAATGTATTCCTAGGGTTAACTACATTCTCTGAGTTACCACCCACAGGTGCACCTTCAAGAGGC